TGCATGGCATATTAACACCAGAAAATCACGATACTTCCCAACCTTTTTCTGATGATAGTGATGAAATAGAATGGGATGTGGCAGAACATAAAAAAGATGAAACTTTAATGCGTGGTCAATCAAGACTGCATGAGGAGGTAAAATAATGGTTGCAAATTTAATAGAAAAAGAAGCAATTGATTATATATACAGTTTAGAGAGGAAAGGTTGGGACTTTGATGGTGTTTATGGCTGGCAATGTGTTGATTTAGCCAATATGTACTGGTATAAATTATTCGGGCATGGTTTAAAAGGCGAAGGTGCTGCAGACATTCCTAACGTTAACAATTTTAAAGGCGAAGCAACCGTTTACCAAAACACGCCTGAATTTAAAGCTAAACCAGGTGACGTAGTCATATTTAACCGAAATTATGGTGGCGGGTATGGTCATGTTGCTATTGTGTTAGATGGTAATCATGACGGTAGCTACAACTCATTTGTCTCATTAGACCAGAATTGGTATGGTGGTGGAAAAGATAAAACAGAAGTAGCGCAACGTATAGTTCATAATTATGAGTTCCCAATGTGGTTTATACGTCCTAACTATAAAACAACAACACAAGTACGATCATTGCAATCTGGAACAGTTGAAAAGAAAAAAGCGACGGTTAAGTCACCAACTAGAAAAATGCAGAAGTTAACTTATATCAAAGATGTAGTTAGAGGTTATCAACTGCCTAAGCGTGGTTATCAACCTAAAGCAATTGTTTTACACAATGACGCTGGCAGTGTAGGTGCTACTGCTAAAGCTTATCAAAATGGATTAGTTAACGCGCCACTTTCAAGACTTGAGGCAGGTATTGCGCATAGTTATATAAGTGGTAATACTGTATGGCAAGCATTAGATGAATCACAAATCGGTTGGCATGTAGCTAATCAATACGGTAACAAAAACGCTTATGGTATTGAAATCTGTCAATCTATAGGTGCAGATGACAAAACATTCTTACAAAACGAACAAGCAGCATTTCAAGAAGTAGCACGTTTACTTAAAAAGTGGGGGCTACCTGCAAATAGAAATACTATAATGCTACATTGTGAATATTTCGCTACAAGTTGTCCTCACCGTTCTGCTAAACTTCATACTGGTTTTGATCCAGTTACTCAAGGTTTATTACCTAAAGACAAACAACTGAAATTAAAAGATTACTTCATCAAACAGATTCGTAGCTATATGAACGGGGATATTCCTGTAGCAACTGTAGTTAAAGGTACAAGTGCATCTAGTAATACTAAATCAACTGTAGCAGGTGCGTGGAAACGTAACGGTTATGGTTCTTGGTATATGAGCGAGAAAGCAAGATTTACAAACGGTAGTCAACCTATCATGGCTAGAACAGTTGGACCATTCAGAAGTTGCCCACACGCTTATGATTTTCAACCCGGTGGTTATTGTGATTATGATGAAGTGATATTACAAGATGAGCATGTATGGGTTGGTTACGATTGGAAAGGACAACGTTATTATTTACCAATTAGAGAATGGAACGGCGTAGCGCCTCCTAATCAAGGATTAGGTGACTTATGGGGAACAATCAGTTAAACTAAATATATCACGTCATTATACAGGGTAGTCCTAGCGACTGCCCTATTTTTTTATGTAAAATATTAAATAAAAAGCTTGAACAATAAACAGTTGTGTAGTATAATTATATTTGTAAGTTAGTTAATGACTTACAAATTATGTGTAAGGGGGGTGAAAGCCTCATGCTAGACATAATAAAAACACTCCTAGAACATCCAGTATTGGCAGTACTGATAGTTCCAGAAGTGCTAAAACAACTTAGAAAATGGCACCTCGGTTACCTAGACCGAAAGCCAAACAACAAAGATTGAAATTATGTTTGGAGCCTTAGGGCTCCTCCTTACACTTATATATTATAACATTATTTGGAGGTTTTCAATTATGACAGGACAAATGTATTTATCATTGTTTATATTAAGCCTACCATTGTTACTATTCATAGGAAGAAAAACGCATTTTTATTATTTAGATAAAAAGAATGGGCGTAGATAATATGAGCGATTACAAATTAAAAATAATTGAATTGATCGAAAGTGATATAACAGGATATCAGATTTATAAAGAAACTGGTGTCGCACAATACGTACTATCACAATTAAGACAGGGTAAGCGTGAAGTTGATAACTTAACTTTGAACACAACTGAAAAGCTATACGAGTACGCATGTAAAGTGTTATAATAGTAATCTATAATCGATACATTTACCACCCACACATGTCACTGGGTGGTTTTTCTAGTAGATTTCTAGTAATTTTCTAGCATAAATACGGTATAATAAAATAGAAATTGCGGTACATATCTGCGGAGTGTACTTGAGGTAACTGTTGCGACGGTTGCCTTATTTTTATGTTATAATATACCTAACGATAACGTCTTTAAATTAAGATACTATATTCTACTAGCCACGTTCATTTGAGCGTGGCTTTTTTTATAAGTGTTGTGTAACAAGATGCACAGAAATAGTGACACAACACACATCAATAAATAAAATGTATCTTCTTGATTTCAACAGTGTTTGTATTACCATTTTTATTCAATTCTCTAGGTATAAAATTAATGGTTATTTTTTCGACTGTACTTAATATAAGTTCTTCTTTTTCTTCTACAGTCATGTGTTTCCAACCTTCGACAATGAAATTACTTATTGATCGTATCTGACCAACGTCAATTTCGTTGGTTTCTTCTATCTTGCTTTCTCTTCTCACATCATCTAACAATCTTTGCGTTTCTTCCATAATCGTTTTAAATTCTTTTTCTTCGATATAACCCATAGTATAAGCTCTAAGCAATTTTGTACGTTGCTCTTTTATATTACGTTCATCATTTTCTATGTTGTTTTCTTGTTTTTGTGGCTTGTGTACTTCGAATCTAGTTAAGTCCATTTTATTTAATTCATCTATAAACTTATTTTCTATTTCAGTTTCGTTAAATGATATATTTCTAACTGATTTGTCACGATGACACTTGTCGCATGTATAACGACGCACAGTGTAAGCTTTACTATTTTTAGGTTTAATGGTACCAGAATATAAATGTAGCTTGCTATGACACTGTGGACACTGTAAAACGCCTCTGAAAATAGCAGGGTGCTTTGTCTTACTTCTATGTGTTCTGTTTTCTATAACGTTTATCACTCTATAATAGTCATCTTCACTTATAACTGGTTCGTGTGTATTTTCTATAAACATATCGCCATATTTAGTGTGACCTCTCAAAACTGGGTTTTTCATTAACCTTATAATCGTTTGACGATTCCAATTTTTTATCTTAGGTGGTTTCTTCTTGGCATTTAATAAGCGAGCTACTTCGTTAGCACTAACACCTTGTTTCAATTTATCTACTATAAAATCGATATATTTTACATGTTCATTTGGTACTAACTTGCCATCTACATTATCGTAAAAAAACGGTACTTCTCTGATATATTTACCACTTTCAACTGCTGCTCGACTACCGAACAATGAGCGTTCGCGTATCGTTTCACGTTCCCACTCTGCCATAGCACCAACTATTGTGATGAATAGCTTACCTATAGCAGTAGTAGTGTCAAACACTTCCGTAGCGCTTTTGAAAGACGAGTTATGTTTTTCAAATTGTTCTAACATCTCTAATAAGTCACGTACATTTCTAGTTAGCCTATCCAGTTTATATACTAATACTAAATCAAATTGATCTAGTTTATTAAATAGGTTTTGTAATGCAGGTCGTTTTGTTGAACCACCGCTAAAACCTGCATCTGTAAACACTTCGTATTGTTCCCAATCATTAATTTCACAAAACGATATTAACTTACGCTTTTGTTCATGGATTGAATGACCGTGTAACGCTTGCTCTTGTGAGCTTACGCGTGTGTAAATTGCTACTTTCATACTCTCACTCCCTAAAAAAGGTAAAAAATAATAAGGGTACTAGGTACCCAATTACTTATTAGCTATTTTTTCTAGTAACTCTATAATTTTGTCGTTTTGATATAAGATTTCATTTTGTTGTTTTATTAATTTATCGTTTTGAGCGATTTGTACGTATGATGTTGTTTTCATATCTTTATAGTGCATGAATTTAGCTTGTTCTTTTTGGTTAAGATTTGAACCTATACCAATTAAATTATAAATATCATCAAAGCTATTAGCTTTATTTTGCTGGTAAAATGCGTTTGAAGTAACTTTAGTCGGATTATCAATACCTTGCTTT